GTTTAGTATATCAGTATAGTACTGTATTAGAATATTATGATGTGGTTATATAAGAATAATCCAACTGATAATGACTATCATTCGCGTTACTGTAAACCACATTAGTACATTATTATATAATTATATTATTATACAATGATACACCCATATATCTATATCAGTTTATTAGAATATTATGATACCCTAATGCAGTTACATTAGAATATTATTGTATTATGATATACTGATATAGATACATTAGAACATTATGATATTATGATATAGTAATACGAATACATTAGAGTTTTATTATATAACAATATGATTATATTAGAGTATCAGTATATAATAATGTATAGGGTAGGCAGGGAACAGGGGGGGGTATGGGGACATCTATATCAATGTCATACATTTCAACCAAGAATCCAGTGTCAACCAGTATATGATAATCAATCACCATTTATTCGGAACATTACGAGTACATTACGAGTACATTACGAGTACTCTATAAACCTTGATATGAAAGCATTGTTAATTTATTTTCAAACTATTTTCACTTTAGGGGTTGACAGATGTCACAAACAGGTGTATAATATATCATATAAGATATCTTAAAAAGTTCTTAAGGATTCGTAAGTAGTTATTCTTATATTAGTTCTTATCACTATTCATTACGAGTTCATATAAGAGTTACATATAGATATCTATACTAAGCATACTAACTGTTAGATAATAGGAAAAGAATATGTCCATACCACAGACTATGTTAGACACAAAGCGTGTCTATACGGATAAGCAAGAAGCATTCCTTAATGCTCTTTATGATTCAGAGACTGGTGATGTTAGACAAGCTATGACAGTAGCTGGTTATACTAAAGAGTCCCCCTCTACATTTGTTATTAATTCTTTATCTAAAGAGATATTAGATGTTGCTACCTTTATGTTAACTAAGAATGCACCAAGAGCTGCTAGTAAGATAGTAGATATTATGACTTCTAACGAACCCATACCACAAGTTAATCAGAAGTTACAAGCAGCTCAGACTTTGTTAGACAGAGTGGGTGTTGTTAAGGAACAGAAGATGAATGTAGAACATAATGTATCTGGTGGTATCTTTATTATGCCTGCTAAGGAAGAGTTAATAGTAGAAGAAGCTGAAGAGGTTGAGTATGTCTCTACTAACTAATACTGGAGAACTAAGAGTTAAGTTAAAAGGGAGTACTATTCCTTTTGGTTATGAAGCTATAGAGGATAATCCTGGGTATGCTGTGCCTATAACATCACAACTAGAAACATTAGAAGAAGCTAAGGGCTATGTTAGACAAGGTGCATTCTCTTATAGAGATGCTGCTAGTTGGTTAGAAGCTACAACAGGTAGGAAGGTATCTGCTCAAGGATTACATAAGATGATACATAAAGATAATGTCCAAGAAGCCTAGTCCAATATCTAATGAGAACATACCTAAGATTACTATTGAGGAATGTAAAGAACAATACCCTGAATTAGATATTGATACCTTAGATGTATATTTAGATACCTATGTTAGATTAAAGAAAGATGGTACACCTAGAAAGAAGAGAGGTTTTAAGAAAGGTGCTACTAGGAAGTATACTAAGAGTTACTTTGCTAACATAAACAATAAGGTTAAAGAAGGACACAAGAAACGTAGTGATGCTTCTAAGAAGATTAAGAAAGCAACTGAGAATAAGTCTGTCTCCCGAGTTGTCAGTGATAAAGAGATAGCTTCAGCAGTAGGACAGGAAGGAGCTGATGTAGCCTTTAAACCTAACCCAGGACCACAGACAGAGTTCTTAGCAGCCCCCGAGAAAGATGTACTATATGGTGGTGCAGCTGGTGGTGGTAAGTCTTATGCTATGTTAGTAGACCCATTACGATATGCACATAGAGCACAACATAGAGCTCTTATACTTAGACGTTCTATGCCTGAACTACGAGAGTTAATTGATAAGTCTAGGGAGTTATATCCTAAAGCATTCAAAGGTGCTAAGTTCAAGGAAGTAGATAGAACTTGGAAGTTTCCTTCTGGTGCTACAGTACAGTTTAGTTTCCTTGAGAAGGATGCAGACGTATATAGATATCAAGGACAAGCATATAGTTGGATAGGGTTTGATGAGATAACACACTTACCTACAGAGTTTGCTTGGAACTACTTAGCATCAAGACTTAGAACAACAGACCCAGAGATTAAAACGTATATGAGATGCACAGCTAACCCTGGTGGTGCAGGTGCTCATTGGGTAAAGAAAAGATACATTGAAGCTGCGCCTGCTAATGAATCATTCAGTGGTAAGGATGATATGACTAGGAAGTTTATTCCTGCTTTGTTAGATGACAACCCTTATCTATCTGGTACAGACTATAAGAAGATGTTAGCATCTCTACCTCCTGTACAACGTAAGCAGTTGTTAGAAGGTAACTGGGATATTAATGAAGGGGCTGCCTTTGTAGAGTTCGATACTTCCATACACGTTATACCACCATTTGATATACCCCCTAATTGGAATAGACTTAAGGGCGTTGACTACGGATACGCTGCAGAGTCCGCGGTTATCTGGGCAGCTGTAGACCCTAGTGACGATACTCTTATTATCTATAGAGAGTTATATCAAAAAGGATTAACAGGTGAAGACTTAGCAGAAAGAATAACAGCCTATGAACAAGGTGATGCACATTCTATCCCTGGTGTGTTAGACACCGCTGCTTGGAACAGAACTGGTTATACTGGTCCTACTATTGGTGAGATACTTGTTAGAGCAGGACATAAGCTTAGACCAGCAGATAAGAATAGATTAGCAGGTAAGGTACAGATACACGAGAGACTTAAACAGAATAAGACAGACGGTAGACCTAAGATGCAAATCTTTAATAGTTGCCCTAACCTTATAAGAGAACTACAAACAATACCTGTAGATAGAGCTAGACCAGAAGACGTAGACACTAAAGCAGCAGACCACGCCTATGATGCATTACGTTATCTTATTATGTCTAGACCACGTTCTACTACATTCAATGAGATGTTTGAATTTAAAAAGAACTTAGATATACCACAAATGGCTGATTCTACTTTTGGTTATTAATCAATGACTTATAATTATTTTCAAACTATTTTCACTTTATTTTCACTTTAGGGGTTGACAAAACCCGTAAACAGGTGTATAATAGTATATACAAGTTATAATTTTATCTAATATAAATGGCAAAGAAACCAGTTCCTTTAAACATCAATGAATCTGAAACGCCATTTGTATCTGCAGATGAGTTAGTTAATACTCCCCCTGTAGAAGAAGGTGTCAGTGAAATCTTTATATCTAACCTAGCTAGATTAGTAGAAGAAAGATTTGATTCAGCAGAGAGAGGTAGAAAGGATGACGAGAGGAGATGGTTAGATGCATACCACAATTATCGCGGAGTCTATAATAAGCGGATTAAGTTCAAAGAGAATGAGAAGTCTAAGGTCTTTATTAAAGTTACTAAGACTAAAGTACTTGCTGCCTATGGGCAATTAATTGATGTTGTATTCTCAGGAGCTAAGTTCCCACTACAAATTCAAGAGACTATCTTACCAGATGGTATTGCAGAGTACGCACATCTAAATCCACTACAAGAGAAGACAGGTGGTCCACAAGATATCTCTCCAGAGTTAGAGGGTAATTTAGACTACACACCACAAGAAGGTATTACAGAAGACAACGTAGGAAACTTTAACCCTTATGATGTAGGTTTTGAAGGTGATGGACAGACGTTAGCCCCTGGAGCAATCCAGACTGATTCAGATAAATTCTTAGGCTCTCTTGAAGAAGAGTACCAAAATGAAGAAGGTGATACAGTAGTCTCGAAGGGTTCAGCGAGAGCACCTGAAATGCCACAGATACAACCAGCTCAGATAGCTGCACGTAGAATGGAGAAGTTAATCCACGACCAGATTGAAGAGTCTAACGGAGCGACTGAATTACGTAACGCTATCTTTGAATCAGTACTCTTAGGTACTGGTATTATCAAAGGTCCATTTAATTACAATAAGACTATACATAAGTGGACTACTAGCGAGGAAGGTGGTAGAGAGTATACCCCTGAAGAAGTAAGAGTACCTAGACTAGAGTTTGTTAGTGCTTGGGACTTCTATCCAGACCCTAACGCAACAGATATCGATAGTGCAGAATGGTCAATACATAGACATAAATACAACAAGTCTCAACTAAGAGCCTTAATGAATAGACCTTACTTTGATAAGACTAAGATATCAGAGTGTATTAAACAAGGTTATAATTATCAGAAGCGCTCATTTGAAGATGAGATTAAGTTAGATAACAACTCAGCCTCATTCACAGACACAGATAGATTTGAAGTACTAGAATACTGGGGCGTTATGGATGCCGAGTATGCTAGAGATGCAGGCTTAGACATCGATGACAGTATTAATGACCTAGAAGAAATACAAGTTAATGCTTGGGTATGCCAAGGAAAGATACTACGATTAGTAGGTAATCCTTTTAAACCAAGTAGACTACCATACAATGCTGTACCATATGAGAAGAACCCATACTCTTTCTGGGGTGTAGGTGTACCAGAGAATATGGAAGACTCACAACAGATTATGAATGGTCACGCAAGAATGGCTATCGATAACCTAGCTCTTGCTGGTTCGTTAGTCTTCGACATAGACGAAGCTGCATTAGTAGCAGGACAATCAATGGATATCTACCCAGGTAAGATATTCAAGAGACAAGCAGGTATGCCTGGTCAGTCAATTTATGGGTTGAAGTTCCCAAATACTGCACCAGAGAATATGCAAATGTTTGATAGATTCAGACAGTTATCTGATGAGTCCACAGGAATCCCATCGTATTCACACGGTAATACAGGTGTACAAGGTATGACACGTACTGCATCTGGTATGTCTATGTTGATGGGTGCGGCTTCACTAAATATAAAAACAGTTGTCAAGAACCTTGATGACTTCTTATTAAAACCATTAGGTGTTGCATTCTATCAATGGAATATGCAATTCTATGAAGGAGAATTAAATGTTATTGGCGACCTCGAAATTAAAGCTACAGGAACTAGTTCACTTATGCAGAAGGAAGTTAGGTCTCAAAGACTTACTACATTCCTTCAATCAGTACAGAACCCAGCTGTTGCACCATTCGTTAAAGTTTCTAAAATCATTCAAGAGTTGGCTTACAGCCTTGACTTTGACCCTGAAGAAATAATCAACTCACCTGAAGAGGCAGCAATCTATGCAGAAATTATCGGACTTCAAAATCAACAGCAACCACCTGGAACAAATGGTCAACAATCCCCTATGGGTGAAGGTGGAGGAATACCTGGAGGTGGAGCAGGTGAAGGTGTTACAGGCAATGGCGATGGCAACATCGGAACGGGAGATGTACCGCAGCCAGGGGAAAGTACATTTTCTGCGTCAGCTCCTCCTACTGCGTAAGCAAGTGGAGAAGAAGTAATGAGTATAGCAAGTGCAGGTGTAAGTGCAGGTGTCATAGCACCAGTAGAGAGTTCATCACGCGGTAGTGGTCGTGCATCTAAGCACGATGAATTAAGAAAAGCCTGTATGGCAGGTGATATGTACGCGTGTAAGGTAATGAAAGATACCCCAGGATTTGCAGAAGGCGGTCTACTAGATGATTCATCAAGATTATGGAAGATGGAATCACAGTACCCAGAATTTGAAAAAGGAATAACAAAGAAAGGTGTAGTACCTACAACACCTATAGAAGAACAATACAATTATAGCCCAACACAACAAGGGTATGCGTTAGGTGGTATAGTTGCTCTAACAGTAGCGGCAGGAGCAGCAGGGTATGGCTTAGGTTCGTGGTTATATAATCAGTTCTCTGATAAAAAAGAACAACAAACAGATACTCAGAGTACTACAGATATGCTTAGACTACGTAGAGAGCAACAGGAAAGTGGCTTAGAAGCACTTAGAAAAGAACAACGAGGATATGAAGAAGGTGGTGAAATTATGAATTATGATGATACAGGGTCTATGTTAGCCCCAGAAGTTCCATTAAACTTTGAAGAAGATATGCCAATGGATTACCCAATGGGAGAGGAATCAGAAACAGGTTTATCTCCTGAAGAGGCTGAGGTGTTAGGGCAAGCAATGTCTGATTACCCAGAGCTAGAAGGTATCCTTAATAAAGTAGGGTCAGCAGTAGACTCAGACTTTACAGGTGATGGTGCAGTAGATGGACCAGGTACAGAGACCAGTGATTCTATTAATGCTAAGTTATCAGATGGTGAGTTTGTATTTACAGCTAAAGCAGTTAAGCAATTAGGTGTAGACAAGTTACGTAAGATGATGGACAAAGCAGAAGGTGAATATGACGAATCATCTATGAAGCAAGAGTATCAACAAATGGACGACACAGGTTTTGCTAAAGGTGGTTTCTTTGATAGACCTGGTTATAAAGAAGGTAACTATGTACAACGTCCTAAAGTATTAAACAATAAAGAAGGTATGTTAGGCTCACTTCTAAAGTCTATGGGTAAAGCCTATGATGGCGCTATGGACTATCTGGAGAGTGATGTACAGAGAACTATCGACCCAGATGAGGAAGAAAGAAAACAAAATTCCGAGTACCAAAGACAACAAGAAATTAAAAGACAACGCGGATTCTAATCCGTTTTAAATAAACTAACTACAAACCCCCAGTCAAACTGACGAGACGAGACTGACTTTGTAGTGACAACCCCAAGGCTACCTCTTAATTGAGCACCTTGGATTTAAAAGTTCCGTAAGGGACGAGCAACCCCGAAAGCCACCCCAATAGAATGGGCACTTAATGGAGGTCAATATGACAACAGCAACAGCAACAAGAACGGAGGAAATCCAACAACCACAAGCAAACCCTTATAACGCAAATAAGAAATGGGACAACAGCAACAAAGATGCCAAGAGAGGTATTAAAGGTGCTAATGATTCTTTAGCTTATCGAGCCCCTCGTAAGGAAGCAGTAATATCTAATGGTGAGACAACAATCTTAGAAGAAGAAAAGGTCACTACAGATACTGCAACCACAGAGGCTACCTCGGTAGACGACACTTATAAAGAAGAACCCAATGATAAATTCAAGAAGGTAGACTTTAAAAAGCGTTACGATGATTTGAAGAAACATTATGATAGAAAACTAGGAGACTGGAAGTCTAAAGAAACATCACTCAAAGCAGAGATGTTGGCTAACCGACCTACCTATACCGCACCTAAAACCCCAGAAGAACTGGCTACTTTTAGAGAGGACTATCCCGATGTTTATGATGTAGTAGAAACAGTAGCACATATGAGAGCCGAAGAACAACTGTCTGATTTACAGGCACAAGTTCAAAAGCTTTCAGAGAAAGAAGGTGTAGCAAATCGTAGAGCAGCAGAGCAAGAGCTCCTAAACTTACATCCTGACTTCACCAGTATCAGAGAATCTGAAGAGTTCCACGACTGGGCACGAGTTCAACCTGAAGCAATTCAGTCTTGGATTTATGAGAACAACGGAGATGCTACGTTAGCTTCCAGAGCTATTGACTTATACAAACAGGATGTTGGAATTACTACTAGTAAAGCTGGAGCTGTGTCGAAAAAAACTAGTCCACAGAAAGATACGAGAGGTTCTGCTGCAGATGCAGTATCAGTCAAAACGAAAGTTGAAGACCACTCACCTCAAGAGAAACTATGGACAACCTCAGAAATCGCTAACCTTTCTGTTGACCAGTATGAGCAATACCAATCAGAGATTGATGCTGCTTTTCAAACTGGAAGAATTAGAGAAGGTTAGTTTAATTAAGTAATGATAGATTACACCCTAGCAATAGGTTGTTTGATATCTAAACAGGAGAAATATTATGGGCTTCGAAACAGGCGCATCAATGAACTTCGACCCAGCCGTCTCGGGACAAACAAACTCGTCTTGGCTGCCAGAAGTTTTTTCAAAGAAAGTACAAGTTGCTTTCCGTAAATCAGCAGTAGCTGAAGCAATCTGTAACACTGACTATATGGGTGAAATCGCTCAGTTCGGTGATACAGTTAACATCATCAAAGAGCCGCAAATCAGTGTAAACAGTTACACTCGTGATGCAACTCTCTCTAGCACGGACCTTACTGACGAAGAATTAGTTCTTCAAGTAGACCAAGCTAAGTACTTCCAGTTCGAAGTAGATGACTTAGAAGCACGCTTCTCACACGTAAACTGGCAACAGATTGCGTCTGATAACGCAGCGTACAAGTTGAAAGACTCTTTCGACTCTAACGTATTACAAGCGGCTGTAACTGGCGCGACAACTAATACGTATGGTACTGCATCAGCACCTATCGATACTGGTCACGCTTCAGGTGAAGTAGACCCGTTGAATGTTCTAGCACGTCTTGCTCGTCAATTAGACGACAACAACGTACCAGAAGAGAATCGTTGGGTTGTAGCTGCACCTCAGTTCTATGAGGAGTTAGCACAAACTTCATCTAAGTTGATGTCAGTTGACTACAACCAAGGTGATGGTGGTCTACGTAACGGTCTAGTTGCTTCAGGTTCACTACGTGGCTTCAAGATGTATAAGTCTAACAATATGCCTACTGTAACAGGTACTGGTTCGTTCTCAGGTTCAAGCCTGCCTACGGTACTAGCTGGTCATATGTCAGCAATGTCTTGTGCACAGTCTTTATCGACTGTTGAAACAGTACGTTCTACTACTTCATTCAGAGACATCGTAAGAGGTCTATTGGTATGGGGTCGTAAAGTATTACGTCCTGAGTCACTAGCGTTAGCTACTATTACTATCGACTAATTCGGTAGTAACTTTAGAGGGTCCTTAGTTGGGCTCTCTTCCACATTATATAAGAGGTAAGAATGGCAGATGTACAAACATATTTAGGATTAACTAATGAAATATTAGGTGAACTAAACGAAGTCCAACTTACTTCTTCTAACTTCGCTACCGCTAAAGGTATTCAGAAGTTTGTTAAAGATGCTATTAATAGAGCATACTTCGACATCGCCAATGAGAACCCAGAGTTCCCTTGGTTATCATCTGCTTGTGCTGGTGTAGGTAATGACGAGTATGGTAATAATTTTGTTGACTCAGTAGCAGGAACAAGATGGTATTACATAAAGAAACATTCCAGTGGTTCTCACGGAACAGCTAAGGACTTTGGTAGAGTAGATTGGGATAACTTCTACCTTACTACAGAATATGTAGGTACTTGTTCTACAGGTTTAGGGCTGTGTTCAGACGCTGCTTATACTACAGCTAGTACTTGTGTAGCCGCGAGTGGTACGTGGACAGATTATGATAATACAGATGATTGTCCTGGTACTTGGACATCAACACATAGTACTCCCCACACTAGGCAAGGCTTAAAGTTTATAACTGTAGAGACTTGGCGTAAGCATTATAGGGAATCAGACGACAACGCTAAAGATACAGCAACATATGGACAACCTACTAAAGTTATTATGTCTCCTTGTGGTCGTAAGTTTGGTTTATCCCCATTACCAGATAAAGCATACAGAATTTATTTCTACGCTTGGGCACAGATTGCAGAACTAACAGCTCACGGTGATGAAGTTAAATACCCAGAGCAATGGACAGCAGTACTATCAGCAAGAGCCCGTTATTATATCTGGCAGTTTAAAGAGAACATTCAGTTATCTGCTTTAGCATTAGATGAATACAAGAAAGGTATCAAGCTTATGAAAGCTTATACTGGTAAACCACAACCATCAGTAATGACTGATGACAGAATAAGGTTTGTATAAAGTATGGCAGCTGAACAAGGAATAGCAGTATCGATAGGTGGTGGTCTTGATAAGACATCATCATCTTTTGATATGTTTAAAACACCTGGGGCAGCAACAAGATTAAAGAACTTTGAAGCATCTATCCACGGTGGTTATAGAAGAGTAAATGGATATAGAAAGTTTATGTCCAGTCCTGTTACTGCATTATCTGTAACAGCGGGTGGTACGGGGTATGGTGCTGCCTCTACTCTTGCTATTACTGATTCAGAAGGTAATGGCACAGGAGCTACTGGTACATTAACTATAGATGGTTCAGGAGTTATCACAGGTGTTACACTATCTGCAGGGGGTAGTGGTTATCAAATAGCTCCTACTATTACTATCAGTGACTCAGGTGTATCTGGTTCAGGTGCTACAATAACGGCTACTATTACAAGTTCAGTAACACCAGCAGGAACTTCTGCCCCGTTAAAAGGTGTTCACGCACATAAAGAAGGTGGTTGGGCTTGTCAATCAGGCGGTATTTATTGGTCTGAGAATGGGTATGATTGGATACAAGTCAATAAAGATTATGGTTCTTGTTCAGCAGGTGGTTATACTACACAGCAATCCTGTGAAGAAGCTAATAAGATATGGACAGCTTCTTGGGCGACAGCTGCAAATTTAGCGTTAGGAACAGTTGTAACATTAGATACCTCAGGCAGATATCAATTTACAGAATACATTCCTACAGGGATAGATAGTCCACGTATAACAGCGGTTAACGGTGTAGATGCTCCTATCTATTTAGAAACTAAGTTAGTAAGTGGTGTGCGTCAGTTTAAATTCCATAGAGGTTTGTATGATGCCTTTGGGTTATCTAAAGCATCCCCAGTATATGCTGATATACCTAAACCACAATTCTGTGTTACTCACGATGACCACGTTGTTCTTGGTGCTTGGTCAACTAAGCCAGAGACAGTTTACTATAGTGATAGATACGATGACTCTGTATTTACAGGAGCGTCTTCAGGTTCTTTAAATGTAGGTGATAAGGTAACAGGGCTTAAGACTTTCCGTGATGACTTGATTATCTTTTCACTACATAGTATTAATAAACTTGTTAACATTAATGTATCGGCATCCATTGCTATTACAGACGTAACAAGAAACATTGGCTGTATTGATGGCTTTAGTATCCAGGAGATTGGTGGTGACTTAGTATTCTTAGCACCAGACGGTATTCGTACAGTTGCTGCAACAGCACGTATTGATGATATAGAATTATCCTCTATCTCTCATAAGATTATTCCAGTAATTAATGAGCTAGTAATTGATGTTGATAACTATGATGTATCATCAGCTGTAATAAGAACACAGAATCAATATAGATTATTTTATACTAAGAGTGCTACATCTAAGTTGTCACAGAAAGGTATCGTAGGAACATTTAAGATTAATGCTCAAGGTATCCCAGTATGGGAGTGGGCAGAGTTACAGGGTATTGAAGCATCTTGTTTTACTTCTAACTACAATACAGAGAATGTTGAGAGGGCATACCACGGTGACTACGATGGTTATGTACATTTTCATAATATAGGTAATAGCTTTGATGGTGATAACATCTCAGCAGAGTTTAAGACACCAGACATTGACTATGGTGATGTAGGTATTAGAAAGACATTACATTACATTAAGTTATCTATTAAACCCGAGGGTGATAGTGATATTAATATGGATGTTAGGTATGATTTTGAAGACCCAGAACTATCACAGCCAGCAACATTTTCATTAGGTACTTTATTAACACCATCATTATTTGGTGTTGCGGTGTTTGGAACTGCTAGGTTTGGTTCACCAGAGATACCTATGAAGAAGATTAACTTATGGGGAAGCGGTTTCTCAAACAGCTTTAAGTTTTATAGTAATGATAAAAATCCACCATACTCTATTCAGGGTATGTATATAGATTTAATTCCATCGGGAAGGAGATAAAGAATGGGCGCAACATATTCAAGACAATCATCATTCAGTGATGGAGATACAATTAACTCAAGCTTATTCAATAATGAATATGACCAATTAGTAGCAGCATTTGCAAGTGCAACAGGACATACCCACGATGGTACTACGGGTGAAGGTGGTGTAATAACTAAAGTAGGTCCAGCACAAGAGCTAACAGTATCAGGTAGTTCAGTATTACCTAAGACATCTAATGCTATTGACTTAGGTTCTTCTACTTATAAGTTTAAAGATGCTTACTTTGCAGGTGATGTAACAGCAGATGGTTCTATTACCTACAACGGTAACGTAGTCTTAGGTAGTGATGCTACTGATACTCTAACTATTAATGCTACTATTCAAGGTAGCTCTTTAGTATTTGAGGGGGCTACAGCAGATGCTTACGAGTTAACTCTAGCTATACCTGATGCTACGGCAGATGTTACTGTAACATTACCTAATGCTACAGATACTTTAGTTGGTAAGGCTACTACAGACACCCTTACTAATAAGACATTAACATCTCCAACACTTAACACACCAACTATTACAGGTCACACTACCTTTAGTGATGGTGCTTATAACTTTGATGTAGCATCTCACGACGGTACTAACGGTCTTAAGTTAGGTGGTACATTAGTTACAGCTACGGCTACAGAGTTAAACTTAATGGATGGAGTAACTTCTACCACAGCTGAACTTAACATCTTAGATGGTGTAACCTCAACAGCTGCTGAGTTGAATATCCTAGATGGAGTTACTTCTACAGCAGCTGAGCTTAATATCTTAGATGGAGTTACTTCTACAGCAGCTGAGCTTAATATCTTAGACGGAGTTACATCTACAGCAGCAGAACTGAATATCCTTGATGGTGTGACATCTACTGCTACTGAGTTAAACCTACTAGATGGTGTTACTTCTACCACAGCGGAACTAAACATTCTTGACGGAGTTACCGCTACTTATACAGAACTTAATATCTTAGATGGAGTTACTTCTACAGCAGCTGAGTTAAACATATTAGACGGAGTTACTTCTACAGCAACAGAGATTAATCTTCTTGATGGTATTACAGCTATCAAAGATGAAGATAATATGTCATCTGATAGTGCTACTTCTTTAGCTACACAACAATCTATTAAAGCATATGTTGATGCTCAGTCACACACAGATACAACCTACAGTACTGCAACATCAAGCACTGAAGGTCTTGTTAAGATAGAAGATGATACCACTCAAACAATAGCAGCAAACACTGTATCTACTACTGCTTCAAGGACTTATGGTGTCCAACTAAACGCTAGTGACCAAGCAGTAGTAAACGTACCTTGGACTGATACTGACACTGGTATTACAGACGTAGTAGATGATACAACTCCACAACTAGGTGGTAGTTTAGATGTTAATGGAAAATCAATAGTCTCAGCATCTAACGGTGATATAGCAATCACACCACACGGTACTGGTGATGTAGTTCTAGATGGTCTTAAGTATCCACAATCAGATGGTACTGCTGGGTATGTGTTAAAGACTGATGGTTCTGCTCAATTATCTTGGGTAGCACAAACCACCGATACAGATACTACATATACTGCTGGTGATGGTTTAGATTTATCTACCACTCAATTTTCATTGGACCTTAAAGCAAGTGGTGGTTTAAAGATAACATCAACAGAATTAGAAGTA